CTGTCTATCCTTCTTTTGTTGTCTTAGGTTTGGCTAGTGTTGCCACTGATGCGCTCTGGAGTGTACCAAAGCGCATCTATAGATCACTAGGTTATACGCTAACCCACATGTCATAGGCTTCGCGGTCGGTTTCTTTTACTTCCTCCAGAATAAGACGACCAAAACGATAGTTTTTCTGCGCTTCCCTTAGATTCTTAAGCAGGTAATCATCATCATGTAAATCAAGCCGCAATAAACTTTGCATCTCTCTATTGGCTTCTTTGTGCAGCGCCTCAGCCATGCCTAACTTGTCTGCACTGCTATATTCTTCACTGTTGAAATTAAATTCCCGCTGCAGTGTCACCGCTCTTCCTAACAATTCCATATGGGTTTCCCTTACCTTGTGTATTGAATGTGAGGCCATCATGCCCAAGCACTAACACAAAGACAAGATAATTCTTAGATCATATTGTTATATACATTGATGGTCTTATGACTATTGGAGAGAACCTTAGAGAACCTTAGAGCTACTATATAGACTCACACTCTCTAGCTTTCTCAAGTTCCCCTCAAGCTAACTGTTAGGCCAAGACTCTTTGGTGCGCCTAAGTCTAACTGTTGTGATCTGTTGCGCCCCTAAGTCTAACTGTTGGGCTAAGGTGCGCCTAAGTCTAACTGTTGGGCTAAGGTGCGCCTAAGTCTAACTGTTGTACTCTGGGGTGCCCCTTAAACAAACTGGTGGGGGCCCCTTGTGGCTCTAACTAATTATTGTAGTAGGCACTCAGGTTCTCAAAAGTAAAAATTAGAAAACTATAGTAAAATTATAAAAAAGTAAGTATTTACTAACTTTGGTAACCTATTGTTAACAAAAGAAAAATAGAAACTTAGACTCAGTCTAAAAAATAACAGTAAAAAGAGCTTGACAAATGCTAAAAAATATGCTATAATAAATAGGTATTCTTAGATAACTTAAGGTAAATACATTATGGATAATCAAGATGATCCTCCTAAGAGGAAGCGGGGTAGACCTAGGAAAGATGAGGTAGTTAAGAAAACTACTGGCTCTAGGGGTAAGGTAGGTAGACCTAAAGGGGATGCTTCGATTATCAATGAATATAAAGCTAGGATGTTAGCTTCACCTAAGTCCCGTAAAGTTCTTGATGCTATCTTTGATGCTGCTTTAGATAATGACCATAAGAATCAAGCTGCTGCTTGGAAACTAGTTATGGACAGGATGTTACCCTTAAGCTACTTTGAGAAGGATAGTGCAGGCGGTAGGTCTGCGGTATCCATAACAATCTCAGGTATAGGTAATGGCTCAGTGGAAACTGATATTACCCCTAGTGAACCTATTGAAGGAGAATACAAAGATGTTTAAGTATTTTACTAGGGATGAGTTTGTGTGTAAAAGCACAGGTGAGAATGAGATTGAGGATGAGTTAATACATGCCTTGGATGAACTTAGAGAGCACTGTGGTTTTCCTTTTGTTATCACAAGTGGCTATAGATCACCTAACCACCCTATTGAGTTAGGGAAAAAACAACCCGGTACACATGCACAGGGGATTGCAGCGGACATAGCTGTGTCCTCTGGTTTTCAAAGGTACGCCATAGTAAAGAATGCTATTAAGTTAGGCTTTACTGGGATTGGTGTTGCCGGAGGATTTGTCCATGTTGACATTAGGGCTACCGATACACCAGTAATGTGGACATATAGTTAGTGAGTACTAACAAAGAATACCTAAAGACCTTAGCACAACAAGAAGATCTAAATTGGGACGGTGATCCTGATTTGGATGCTGAGTATGAGTGTGAGGAAGAAAAAGACTTAGACGAATACGTCGTTAAATACTTTTACGATTAACCTAATAAGGAAACCCTAATGGCAGTACCAGCACTAGTAGCAGCAGCAGCAAGATTCATTGCTCAAAAAGGTCTTAAAGAAGCAGGCAAAAAGTATAGCAAGAAAGTTATAGAAGAAGCTCAAAAACATGCTAAGGATATGGTAACTAAACCTACTCCGGGCCAAAAGAAAATTGCACCTGTTACAAAAAGTCAAAGAGCTACTAGAGATACTGGAAGAAAAGCCTTAGCAGCAGGAGCAGCAGGGGGTTTTGCAGCAGGAAAAGCAGGCAGTAACGGTAACGGAACTCAAGCAAAACCAAAGCCTAAAGCTAAGCCACAGCCTAGAGGTGGTCGTACTAATCCTTTTGACTATCCTACATATAGAAAAAGCACTGAGTCAGCTAAGTCATTTAGAGCAGCACAACGAGCAGCTAAAGCAAAAGGGAACAAAACATTTACTTGGGAAGGTAGACGTTATAACACTACTGAAAAGTAATGACCGAACTAAACATACAACTGCTTGACTGGCAGAAGCAAGTCTGGTCTGATGACACCAGATTTAAGATTGTAGCTGCTGGTAGACGTACTGGTAAATCAAGACTAGCAGCTTGGATGTTAATTGTCAATGCTCTACAGGCAGACAAGGGCCATGTGTTCTATGTAGCTCCAACACAAGGACAGGCCAGAGATATTATGTGGCAAACACTATTGGAGCTGGCGCACCCTGTTGTAACCTCTAGTCACATTAACAACCTACAGATTAAGCTGGTCAATGGTGCAACCATCAGCCTCAAGGGTGCTGATAGACCTGAAACTATGCGAGGTGTGTCACTCAAGTTCCTAGTGATGGATGAGTACGCCGACATGAAGCCAGAGGTCTTTGAGCAAATCCTTAGACCTGCCTTGGCTGACCAAAAGGGTAATGCACTGTTCATTGGTACCCCTATGGGGCGTAATCACTTCTACGACCTGTACAAGTACGCAGAGCTAGAGGACGATGAGTCCTATGCAGCATGGCACTTTACAAGTTATGACAATGAGTTGTTAGACCCAGAGGAAATTGACCTAGCTAAAAAGTCTATGTCATCCTATGCCTTCCGTCAAGAGTTCATGGCATCCTTTGAAGCCAGAGGCTCAGAGATGTTCAAAGAGGACTGGGTTGTGTTTGGTGAAACACCTGAGATTGGTGACTACTACATAAGCATTGACTTAGCTGGCTTTGAGGATGTAAGTAAGAAAAGAACTAAAAACTCTAAGCTGGATGAATCAGCCATTGCTATTGTTAAGGTAAATGAAAACGGCTGGCACCTAGAGAACATCATACATGGTCGATGGGACTTAGCGGAAACAGCCAGAAAGATATTTGAGGCTGTTAGGGACTACAGGCCCATTAGTGTAGGCATTGAGAGAGGTATCTCCAAGCAAGCTGTTATGTCACCATTGATGGACATGATGAAGCAGTACGGGAGGTTCTTTGTTGTTGAGGAACTAACCCATGGCAACAAAAAGAAAACAGACAGAATTATGTGGGCCTTACAAGGAAGATTTGAAAACGGTCAGATTACCTTGGGCAAAGGAGAGTGGAACAGTAGATTCCTAGACCAGTTATTTCAGTTCCCTGACCCACTAACACATGATGACCTTGTGGATGCCTTTGCGTACACAGACCAACTGGCTAAAGTAGCCTACTCATACGACTTTGAGATTGATGATCTTGAGGTCTTGGACGTTGTAACAGGATATTAACATGCCCAGAAAAGGATTGTATGCCAACATTCATGCCAAACGTAAGCGCATCAAGGCCGGTAGTGGCGAAACAATGCGTAAACCCGGTTCTAAAGGCGCTCCTACCGCCAAAGCATTCAAAAAAGCAGCCAAGACAGCTAAAAAAGGTAAAAAATAATGGATTACGGTGATAACGACGTTCTGTTAAGCGACGAACACCTAGAAAACTGGGTAATGGCTAAATGTGACTCATGGAGAGATCACTATGAGTCCAATTATGCAGAAAGATTTGAAGAATTCTATCGTTTATGGCGAGGAATCTGGGCAGCAGAGGACATGGAGCGCAAAAGTGAGCGTTCTCGTATCATCTCCCCTGCACTACAGCAGGCTGTGGAGTCCAGTGTAGCGGAAATTGAGGAAGCAACCTTTGGTCGTGGTAAGTATTTTGACATTACCGACGATATGGGTGACGCAGAAGCACAGGATGTCGTTTATTTGCGACAAAAGCTGCATGAGGACTTTGAGAAAACTCAGATCCGCAAGCAAGTAGGCGAATGTCTTATCAACAGTGCAGTATTTGGCACTGGTGTAGCTGAAGTAGTGCTAGAGG